TTGACAAGGCAGCGGAAGCATTAGCAGCAGGACACATCGTAGGATGGTATCAGGGACGTGGTGAGATAGGTCCCCGTGCCCTTGGACACCGTTCTATCCTAATGAATCCTCGTAATCCTGATGCAAAAGATATTCTCAATTCAAAGGTCAAACATAGGGAGCATTTTAGACCCTTTGGTGCCTCTGTATTGAAAGAAGAGACGACTAGATATTTTGACTTTGAAGGTGCAGCACCTTACATGAACATCTCTGTTCCTGTTAAGGACACAGCACTCAAATCTGTGATGCATATCGACAATACTTGTCGTATTCAGACAGTTGAGGGTGATGATGGGTTTGCACGACTCCTTAGAAAATATAGAGACCTAACAGGTGATAGTGTATTGCTTAATACATCGATGAATATCGGTGGAAAACCCATAGCAGCACAGCATTGGGAGGCAAAAGAGATGTTCTCTAAGAAAGGTATCGATGACCTGTTCATTGGAAACGATCACTTGTCTAAATAGGAGTTAGTTACCTATACAAAACTGAATATGCCAGATGAAACAAAAAAAGTCGAGGAGAAACCGAAAGGTATCCTTGGCAAACTCAAAGAGGCAGCAGATGATAAGGAAGAACAACTTGCAATTCTGTCTACTTTTGTCCGTCTTGGTATTCTTGTATGGTCTGGTGGAATCCTCACGTTGGCGTACATTAAATTACCGCCTGCACTTGGAATACCAGAACAGAAACTCGATCCCACTTTTATAGCCAGCGTCTTCACGGGGGTTTTAGCTACCTTCGGCGTCCAAGCGGCAAAAGGTAAGGGAGAGAATGGTGGTAACGGTGGTGGTATCACCAAAGAACAGATGGAGAGACTGATTGAGAAGGCAGCACAAACTGCGCCATCACAAACAATTAGAATCGAACAATCACCTGTTAAAATTACCACTTCATCCGATCAAGATGACACTTACAAAATGTAATTACTATGCAAAAAATTATTAACGCTCTCGCTGTCGCTTCGTTCGTCGGCACTACTGGTATCCTCGGTGCTGGTGCTGTTGTTTACTTCCAAAGAGACAACATTGTCAATGGATTGAAAGATAAAGCGGCAAGTCTAGTAACCACTGCTGTTATGGAAGCACTACCCCTAGCAGTAGACGGTGGACTCCCTGAGATTCCTAGTTCAACAGGTGGTGCGATCCCTAATCTATCTGTACCAGGTCTATGAAACCTATCCATTGGTTCACTATTGCTCTCGGAGGCGTCCTTGGCGTTGGTCACATCGCAATGATTGCGATCATCGCTAGTAACTCCAAGACTGTACTACCCACAATCAATCCACCTGTGGGAGAATACTCGTCATATGAAGCAAGCGTTGGACCTGATGGATACACGATAAAATACAAAGGTAACGATCCCAAAGTAATGCGTGTCAGGAAGGATGTTGACAAAGAAAACGGATTCTTTGGGATAGGTGGTCACTCAACTGTACAATTTGATGAAGAATACACCATGGATGGTCAACGTCATCTAGGAGGGGTAGACGCGGGAAAGTTGAGTGCCGCCAACGTCGCGTGTATCAAGGCAACGGGGGGTGGCGAACAGACAGGACGTGTCGTAGGCGCTAGTATAGGTGCTGGTGCAGCACCATTCGTCATGGGCATACCCTATGTTGGACCTGTACTAGGCGGTTTAGTTGCTATATTTGCATCTGATAAGGGTGCTGATGTAGGTGGAGAAATTGCTACTGAATTGAGTGAGGATTGTCAAGATGTCGATACCCGAGATTAAGATTAACAGCACTCAGATCAACATTAGTGAGATTAATATCCCTATTGTTACTGATGACCTGCCAATAGTACCAGAAGCAATACCCATATACCCACCCGTGACTTCACAGGTGGGTGTTCCTATTATTAATATACCTGGTTGTGTAGAAGCACACGAACAGAACGATTCAAGAGAGAAAAATGGCATCCTATCGGAAGATGATCCGAAGGGTGTTAAGACTTATTGTGATGCGGGTCTACCTTCATTCAACCCCATCGATTACAACAAAGATAAATTAAAGTTTAACTATAAATCTGATCTACCAAAGATCGCACCACCTAATACTGACGATATACCTGCACCAGAGGTCCCTAATACACCCTCCACAGTAGAGAAAATAGAATGTCCTGCACCAAATTCTCCTAGGATAGGAGACGTGGCACAGAACAAGAAAGAAAGGGTGTCTGGATATGAATTACGTGTTGTTGGTGGACAGGAAATCTGTGAGATACTTTATGAACCTATCCCATGGCAGGCACAGTACCTGCCTGCTCCACAAGTGGTAGCAACGACCGCTACTATTGCTGCTGTTGCAACGACTTCTGCACTGCTTGCAAAACCCTTAGCCGATCTTCTTCTGAAAATTGTAAAACCTGCTGTGAAGAAGACGATTGCTGCTGTGAAGAAGAAGTTGACTGGTAAGGAACCGAAGAGGTTGAGTCTAAGGGACCGCCAAGATGAGCAGCGTCAGAAGACGAGTGCGATTCGGACTTTTCGGAAGATGATGGGACGTCGATAGTGTGAGCGTGGTCCTTAATATGGGTCACATTCTGTACCACTACGTCCTCACAAATTTTGAACATCTTACTATTAGGATGGAATGAGATTCCCTCCTTCATAAGCGTTCCACAATTTTTTAATCTCGCGATCTCAAAGTCTAACCGCTTGTTAGCAGTCAGTTGATTCATCATCTCGATGTTTGCCTGAGCCGCTTCCTTACACTGCTGCTGTAACTTCTTATCGAGTGGTCTAGACCACGTAGCAGAGATTCCAATCGATAGATTGTAGTTATCTTTTTGACCTGTACGTGTCGGTTGATACCAGAGAATATTGCCTGGATTGTCGGGTGCGCCATCTTCATCTAGATCTCGCATATCATAGACGGGCGAGTCAAAGTACGCCTCGTATGGTTTGGTCGCACTCGCTGCACCAGTGATGTATGGAGTCACGTTCATCGTAGCACCTTGACACTGGATCCCATTGCCATAGGTGTTGGTTATATAAGGTCCTTGTAAAACCTGAATTGCCTGGTTCGTCACTGAGCCCGATGAGTTCGCGACTGGCGCAGCAGTTGCCGAAACACCACCCACTGTCTCCGCTCGTGCAGGGACTAAGGGTGCTGCAAAAAGAATGCATGCTATTGCTGGAAAATACTTGTTGTATCGGTTACGCTTGTAACCTCTGTTGTTCTGTTTATAATCGTATGATTTGAAAGACCTGGTCCGTGATACGTCTCCGTGAACTGGAACGCACCGCCTGGTGTTGTCTGTGTGAACGTAGGTTTGCTTGTTGCTCCCGTCCATGTTGAAGTCACTCCATCAATCGTTACATTTTGAGTACCTGTACCTGGTGACAGGTTTCCATTGACAGTAACACCAGTACCCGTTGCAGAATACTGATACCCTGTGTTGTAGTCCATAGAATTTATGGTCTCCGTTACCTTACTGGTCGTCTCCGTGTGGCTGGTCATACTTCCCTGTGTAAAATTTGGCACCACGGGGACCGCCAGAACAGGTGCAGTAGTGCTGACTACGAGTACACCTGTTACAGTAAGTGTTGTTATCTTTCCAAAATGGATGCTCACGAGGATTCTCCACTATCGGATAGTAATCTCGGTGACAAATTGTCCCGTTGCACTTGAACCAGCTCCACCACCAGTTAAACCAATGGTATGCTTGGAATCGATAGTACCAGCGAGGTTACCAGCGGTTCCAGCTGCCGTAGAAGTCTGTGTACCGTAGTTACTCACTGCACCAACCGTGGGAGCAGTAGCGTGTGCATCACCTTGGATGAATGACTCAGTAAAAGTAAAGGAAGCAGCTGAACTATTAGGTGCATAGTCACCTTGAATTTGTACAGCAGCAGCAGTTGTACTAGCAGGAGCAGTAATACCACCCATAGTAGTGACATCGATGTTTGATCCCTGTACACTGTACGTGGATCCGATTCGCTCGACTTGTGTTGCAGCGGCGTTAACTTGAAGTTGAACACTGCTGGTCATTTTTGTTGTAATATCGGCATATGCGGGTGCCGTCATCAGACTCATACCCAAGATGATTGCAGTCTTTCTCATAAGATTAGAACTAACATCTCGTAGCTCTATTTAGACAAAAGATTCTTTCAATTAAAAGGTACGGTATTCCCCTATACTAATCACGCTAAATATATGTGATTGCCTTCGGGGATCACACAACAAAACACTCGCTTTATTAAGGAGAAGTTACAATGGACATTACAAAGTTCACGTCGAAAGACATCGACGCTATTTTTGATGCGTCACAAAAGTATTCAGTAGGGTTTGACGACCTATTCTACCGTTTACATTCCTACGGACAGGGGTCTGTAAAGGGTCAGTATCCTCCATACAACATCGTCAAAGAATCAAACGTTAAATGGAGAATCGAACTAGCACTTGCTGGTTGGGCACCAGAAGAAATCGAAGTAAGTACAGAGTCGAACGTCTTGCTAGTCAAGTCAGTCCACGACAAGGGTGTAACAGACGAAGAATATATGCATAGAGGTGTGTCGTCTCGCTCGTTTGCGAGAGGGTTCAACCTTTCAGATGATGTGGAACTCGGAACAGTCAGTTTCCAGAACGGGTTGCTCGTGATAGAATTACAGAGAATCATCCCTGAACATCAGAAGCGTAAAGTCTATGATATTTCTCCGAGCACTGCTCCGAGCCTCGACTCATCCAGTAACACTGATTAATCTGATGCTGGTAGGTATGCTCTGTATGATTGGACTCATTCATAACAGAGCACATCACACTATGGAAATAGATGCTGATGCTTACGTGTTCAACTGGTGCAAGAAGAACCCTGACAAGTGCCAGAAATACGTTGACAACTACTAAGTGTCTATATAGTGTGACATCCGAAGAGACCCCAAGGGTCTCTTTTTGTTTGGAGTTACTATGAACATGTATGTAAATTTGTGTCCAGCGTACACAAATCAATCCGAAACGCTGACTGTGGATGTTCCCACCGATGAAATGGATAGTTTCATGCAGATGGTACACATCCTGAGTGAGGAGAAGAACATCTCCGCTAGACGTGCCTTCACAGATATGGTACGATATACATTTGACAACCTTATGGAGAAAGACTATGACCGCAAGAGTCGTAAGAATGCTAAACGGCGAGGACGTAATCGCTGACGTAAAGGAAGTCAGAAAGGAAGAAGACGGTCCTGCTTTTGCATACAGACTGACTCAACCTTACACGGTTACTGTGCAACAACCTCCTGAGGTTCTATTTGAATCTGATGAGCATGCTGCCCCTGTGGATTTTACACACCTTGATATTGAATTCACAGTATATGTTCCCTTCTCAGCAGAAGAACATATCTTTGTACCACTCCCATCGGTACAATTCATTTACAAACCCAGTGATGCACTGGTAGAAAAATACCAACAACTACTTAACCATGGTAAAAATCCTGATTTTGAAGACGGATCCGTCACTATACTTGATCGGAAAGATAACTGAACTGGACGAGGAACCTAGTCTCTTAATTGAGAACTGTTACTCTATTGCACCTGACGGTGAGATGACACAGTACCCTCTCCATACAGATCAGAGGGATTTGTTCTTGACTTTTGACCAAACATTGACTATACTAGATCCGTCTGCATCTATTGCAGACTCTTACAAGGCGGTTGGTTAGTAAAGCATGAATTTTTATACGGATGTTCTCCTACTTGGTGATGACATCCTCTATCGAGGATACGAGAACGGTCATGCCGTTCAATACCGTGAGAGAGTTCGTCCTACCTTGTTTTTTGTGCCCAAGGATCAGACCAAGGAATCAAAACACAAGACACTCGACGGTCGATATGCACACCCTAAACGCTTCGACGGCGCTAGGGCAGCACGAGAAACCCTCCAACAATACGAGGGTGTCGATGGTATGGAAGTTCATGGATATGATAGATTCGTTTATCAATTTATTGCTGACAAATTCAAAGACGAGATTCGATTTGATATGGATCTCATGACAATCTATACGATTGATATTGAGGTCGGTTGTGACAATGGTTTCCCCTCAGTAGAGGAGTGCCAAGAGGAGATGCTTTGCATCACCATTAAGAATCTCGTCACAAAAGAGGTTATCACTTGGGGAACTCGTGAGTTTAATCCTAATGGTACAGAGTATCGGGTCTTCTGGAAAGAACAGGAGATGCTATCTGACTTCCACCAATGGTGGACTGAACACACTCCCGATATTATTACTGGATGGAATTGCAATTTGTATGACATCCCTTATCTGTGTCGCCGCCTTGAACGTGTTCTAGGAGAGAAGTGGAAGAAGTCCCTCTCTCCTTGGAACCGTGTGATGGAACGTGAGGTCTTCATGCATGGTCGTAAGCATATTGCTTATGATATTAATGGAGTCACTGTGCTTGATTATCTGGACCTCTATAAGAAGTTCACATACTCTGCACAGGAATCTTATCGTCTTGATCACATTGCAAATGTCGAACTGGGTCAGGCAAAGATCGACCACAGTGAGTACGAAAACTTCAAAGAGTTCTATACAAAGGACTGGCAGAAGTTTGTAGAGTACAACATCGTTGACGTTGAACTTGTTGACCGTCTGGAAGACAAGATGAAACTTATTGAGTTGGCATTGACGCTATCTTATGACGCCAAGGTCAACCTCAGTGATGTATATTCTCAGGTCAGGATGTGGGACACCCTCATCTATAATGACTTGAAGAAGAGAAACATTGTGGTGCCCCCAAAGATCTCCACAAATAAGGATGAACAGTATGCAGGTGCCTATGTGAAGGTCCCTGAACCAGGTGGGTATGATTGGGTTGTGTCTTTTGACCTTAACTCTCTATATCCACACCTTATTATGCAATACAATATCTCACCAGAGACTCTGGTTGAGAGACGCCATGGATCTATCAGTGTTGATAAACTTCTTGCAGAAGAAGTAGAGATCGATGGTGAGTATGCTGTGTGTGCTAACGGTGCTCAGTATCGTAAAGACATACATGGTTTCCTACCTGAAATGATGCAGAGGATTTATGACGACCGTAAGATCTATAAGGGAAAGATGCTTGCTGCTAAGCGGACGTATGAAACCTCCCCGTCCGTGGATGTACAAAAAGATATTGCAAGATTCAACAACATCCAAATGGCAAGAAAGATCCAACTCAACTCTGCCTATGGTGCCATCGGAAATCAATACTTCCGATACTTCAATCTGGCAAATGCTG